CATTCCTGTGCAGCGCAGGGGGATCGCGTGGGACCCCTCCCCTTTGAGTGTGTTGTGCTATTCCCTTTGAGTGTGTTGTGCTATTCCCCTTGAGTGCGTTGGGCTATTCCATTTGCGGGGGTGGCGCTGGGGATCAGCTTTGCGTTTTGTTCGGTTTGAGTTTGAACTTTTTATGATTTTGCGGGTTTTTTGGCCTGCAAATTGCTGTTTTTCAGCCTCGATCCGGGGAGAAATCCCCGGATCGGGAGCGGTTCTTGCCGGAAGGAGGCGAGGAGATGGCGCTGGGGGATACCGGCGAGGCGGCGAAGAAGAGACGGGCGGCGAAGGCTAAAGCGGAGGAAAAACGGCTTCTGGAGGTCTTTGCGGAGATCGAAGAATCGCGGAAAAAGACCGTTCTAGGGCTGATCCGGCAGGGCGCTTTCATGCTGGTGCAGCTGGAGGAGCTGAAGGAGGACATCCAGCTTAACGGCGTGACCGAGCGGTTTTCCCAGGGCGATCAGGAGCCTTATGACCGGGAACGGCCGAGCTCGAAAATTTACAATCAGATGAACGGGAGCTACCAGAAGCTGATCAAGCAGCTGACGGACCTGCTGCCGAAGGAGGCGCAGGGGTCGAAGGTCGGGGATGAGTTTGAATCCTTCTGACAATCTGCTTCGATCCTCCGGGTGCTACCGGTTTGCGAAGGACGTTGTCGAGGGACGGCTGATGTCGCCGGAGGGGCCGATCGCTTCTGGCGTGAAGCGCGTTCAGGCCTGCGAGCGGTTCCTGCGGGAGCTGGAGCTCAGCAAATCGCCGGACTATCCCTGGCGGTTCGACCTGGAAAAGGCCTACCGGCCCATTGATTTTATCGAAAAATTCTGTGTTCCGACCAAGGGCGATTATGACCGGATGGAGCTGCTGCCCTGGCAGCACTTTGTTGAGGCCAATCTTTACGGCTGGGTCGATAAAAAGACCGGCCTGCGGCGCTTCCGGGAGGGTATCATCCTGGTCGGCTCCGGCAACGGCAAGTCCACGCTGATCACCGGCAACGCGATCTTCGGCGCCAGCAAGGACGGCGAACGCGGCGCGGAGTGCTACTGTGTGGCGAACGCCAAGGAACAGGCCAAGATCATTTTTGACGAGGCCAAGGCCCAGGTGGAGACGTCGCCGCTGCTGAAAAAGCACTTCCGGGCCCGTCGGGACGGCATTTACTACGATCCGACCCGTTCCAAGGTGCAGGCGCTGGCCAGCGATCCGACCACCCTGGACGGAAAAAACGTGCACCTGGCCATCTTCGACGAGGTGCAGGACTATCGGGATTACAGATTCATATCCCGACTGAAGAAGAAAATCGTCAAGCGGCTTCAGCCGCTGATCATATATATTTCGACCCTGGGCAGCGTGATCGACGGCCCGTTGATGGACCTCTATGTGCTCGGCGGGCAGATTTTGGCCCAGGACCCGGCGATCTCGGCGGTGGTGTCGGATCGCGTGTTTGTGTATATCGACGAGATCGACGAACACGACGACCCGAACGACGTCAGCTGCTGGGGCAAGGCAAATCCCAGTATGGGCGTGCTGCTGCATCTGGACGCCATGATCGCCGACTGGGAGCGGGCAAAGCTCACACCGTCGGAACGGGCGGACTGGATCAACAAGCAGCTGAATGTTTTTACCTCCGTGGACGCGCTGAGCTTCCTGGACGTGAAGATCATCCGCAAAAACAACGCGGTCAAGCCGCTGGAGGAGCTGCGGGGCGCCGTGTGCTACGGCGGCTTCGACCTCAGTACCACCGAGGACTTCACGGCGGCCTGCCTGGAGTTCCCGCTGCCGGAGGATTGGTTCTTTGTCCTAGAGCATACGTGGGTGCCGGAAACGAAGGTCAAGGCGGACCGGGAAAAGCTGGACTGGCGGATGCTCGAAAGCTGCGGGCATCTGACGGTGGTGCCGGGGGAATACGTCCGGTTTGAGTATGTGGCGGAGTGGTTCCGGGAAATGCGGAAGCTCTACCGCATCGAGACGATCGGCTATGATCCGGCAAAGGCCTTCAACCTGGTGCAGCAGCTCCAGGCGGACGGATTTGTCATGAACATCGTCCGGCAGGGCGAGCTCACGCTCAGCGCCCCGCAGGACGATTTGAAGGAAAAGTTCCTGGACGGAAAGATCATCAGCAACAACAATCCCCTGTTTATCTGGTATCTGAGCAACGCCAAGATGACAAAGCGGGGGCCGAATGAGACGTACTTGATCACCAAGCAGGGGAAATACCGCAAGATCGACGGTGTGGCGGCCCTGCTGGACGCGCACACCGAATACCTGCGCCGGCGGCCAATGCAGTTGGCGCCGGATCGGAATCTGACTACCGTGATCAATTTGAGGGAGGTACTGAGATGACGCTGACAGAGCGGTACAAGCAGTGGAGACGGCAGCGGATCATCAAGCAGATGACCGCCATCGGGGCGAATCAGCAGGTGGGGGGCGTGATGCGCCTGGTCACCAAGCCCCGGCGCTGGTTCCGGACCGATTATACGCTCTATAACTCCGAGCTGCTGTTTGCCGCGGTGTCCCGGCTGGCGAACGCGCTTGCGTGTATGCCGGTGCAGTTATACCGGAACACGACGCCGCTGTACAACGAGCTGAACGACCTGGTCTCCTGCGCTCCGAATCCGAATATGTCGGCGTTTGAGTTTTTCCGGGCCGTGGAGACCTGCCGGGACACCGCCGGCAGCGCTTACGTGCTGAAGGTGCTGGACGGACAGGGGAAGATCTCCCGGCTGGACATTCTGGACCCGACGCGGGTCAGGCCGGTCATGGAGGAGGGTTCCCGGGAGCTCTGGTATGAGATCACACCGGGGGGCGACGACAACCTGCCGATGTACCTGCATAACTGGTATATCCTGCATATGCCCTTCCTGACGTCGGACGGCTACACGGCGGTCAATCCCGTCTCGGTGTTGTATGACACGCTGTCCTACAGTGAGGACATCCAGGAGTTTAACCGGGACCAGCTCAAGGACGGCGTCAGCGCCTCTATTGTGCTGGAAGCGCCGGCCCAGCTGGGCGAGGAGCAGCGGAAGAAGACCGTGGAGGACTTCCTGAAGACGTACAAGGAGACTTCCGGCGCGATCCTGCTGCTGGAATCCGGCATGACGGCGAAGACCATGAACCTCTCGCCCATCGACAGCAAGCTGCTTGAAGTGGAGAAGATCACGCGCAGCAAGGTCGCTATGGTGTACAACCTACCGCCCCACTTGCTGGGGGACTACGCCTCGACGAGCTACGCCTCGCAGGAGCAGGGCATGCTGGAGTTTTTGTCGCTGACCATGCGGGCGCCGGTGCGGCAGTACGAGCAGGAGCTCAACCGGAAGCTGCTGACCGCGGCGCAGCGCCGCAGCGGCCTGCACTGGGTGATCGACATGGAGGCTCTGCTCCTGGCCGACGCCGCCACCAGGGCGGACGTGGAGATGAAGGAAGTCCGGACCGGCACGCGGACGATAGACGAGGTCCGCGCCGGGCACAACCGGGCGCCCTATCCCGGCGGCATCGGAAAGCTGCCGCTGGCGTCCCGTGATCTGGCGCCGCTGGCGCTGGCCGGAAAGGAGGGTGTGCAATGAATCCGGAACTGACCGAGCGCGCGGACGCGCTGGGGATCAACTGGAGCATGTTCTATATGCTGCCGGCGAAGCAGCGGGAAAAGGCGCTGCTGCGGGAGATCGCCGCCGCGGAGAAGCGGCAGGCGAAGCGGAAGGAAGGGAGCTGATACCATGCAGAATGTGGCAAAATTTAAGGCCTCGGGGCCCAAAAGGGCCAATGCGGAGGCCGATATTGACATCATCAATCAGTACGCCGTCGGCAAGCTGACGCCGGAGGCCGTGTACTGCTTCTCAGTGGTCCTCTGTGACAATGATATTGACCGGGATCTGGAGGTTTTCTCCGACCAGGCGCTGGAGACCATGGCCGAGCTCTTCAAGGGCAAGCCGATGATCTTTGACCACGGTTGGAGTGCGAGAGACCAGATCGCCAGGCTTTATCGTCTGCGCGTGGAGACAGCCGGAGGGAAGACCAGGGACGGCAGGCCGCTGCGGCAGCTGATCGGCTGCGCGTACATGGTGAAAAACGATCAGACCCAGCCGACGATCGACGCCATCGAGGGGGGCATCCTCAAGGAGGTTTCCGTGGGCGTGAGTATGGGCGCGTGCAGGTGCAGCATCTGCGGGGCCGGCATGTACGGCCACGAATGCGAGAACGGGCACAAGAAGGGCGCGGAATACGACGGGAAGCTGTGCTACCGGGTGCTGGAGGACCCTCTGGACGCCTACGAGCTGAGCTTCGTCGCCGTGCCGGCCCAGCCGGGCGCGGGTGTGATCAAGGGGGCAAAGGACGTCAATGCGGCGTTCAGCGTGCTGCTGGGCGCGGACCTGTCCGGATACCCCGCGGAAGTCAAGGCCCTGCTGCCGCAGCTCCAGGGCGCTCTCATGAGCGAAGAGGAGCGGTCGCGGCGGGCCGAAATCATCGAAGCCAACAAAATTTACCTGAGAAAGGATGATCCGAACAATGGCAACTCTGTTTGAACTGAAGGAAAACATTGCGACCCTGAAGGCCGCGATCGCCGCTGACGGCGAGTACCTGGCCAGCAAGGCCGCCGATCCGAACGTCGACATGTCCGACATCGAGGCGAAGCAGGCGCACCAGGAGAACCTGAAGAAGCGCCTGAAGATCCTCGAGGCCCAGGCCGCCGATATGGAGGCCGCCCAGAAGGCCGCGGTGCAGAAGACCGCCGCCAAGACCGAGAAGGACGACATCATCGCCAAGAAGGCGGCGTTCTACCGGGCTGCGCTGGAGCGCGGCGACATCCGGAAGACCTATGAGGGCCTGGGCGCTCTCCCCGCCAGTTCCGCGGACCTGGGCACGGGTGAGAAGATCCTGCCCACGAACATGCGCCGCGAGCTCGTCATGGAGCCCGTGGACGAAAACCCGGTGCGCTCCATCTGCCAGGTCACCAACGTCAAGGGCCTGGAGGAGCCCAAGCTGGGCTATGAGATCGAGGACGCTGATCTGGCCGATGTGCTGGACACCGCCACCGCCAAGGAGATCGCCCTGGAGGGCGACGTGATCGCCTACGGCCGTCACAAGTGCAAGGTCACCGCCACCGTCAAGGACACCGTGCTGCACGGCACCGACGTCGATCTGGTCAACGCCGTGGAGAACATCCTGCGCTCGGCTGTGGCCAAGCGCGAGAAGATGCTCGCCTTCCGCACCCATACCGCGATCTACAACAGCGGCACCGTGGACACCGCCCGCCGGCATATGTCCTTCTACAACTACACCGGCGACTACTCCGCCAGCACTCCCACCTACGCCATCACCGCCAAGGAGGGCGCTACCATGTACGCGGCCATTGCCGCGGCTCTGGGCGACCTGGCCGACGAGTTCGCCGCGCACGCTTCCGTCGTGATGCGCAAGGCGGACTACTACGCCATGATCCAGAGCCTGACCAACGACTCCGAGGCGCTGTTCGGCAGCAAGCCCGCCGCGATCCTCGGCGTGCCGGTGGTCTTCTGCGACAAGGCCGTCATTCCCGTCGTGGGCGACTTCCGTTACTACGGCATCAACTACGACATCGACACCATGTTCGTCACGGATATGGACGCCAAGAAGGGCGAGTACTACTTCGTGGTCACTGCCTGGGGCGATCAGCAGATCAGGCTCAAGAGCGCCTTCCGTCTGGCGATCGTAAACCCTTGAGTGCGGACCTTTCGGGGCTGACGATCGGTTCCTTGACTCTTTCTCCGTCCTTCGATCCTGATGTGACGGAGTACACAGCCACCACGTCCAACGCATCCAACAAGGTGACGGCGACCGCCGCCGATCCGACCGCGACCATCGAGATCCTGAACGGTGAGACCGAGGTCGAGAACGGACAGAGCGCCAGCTGGAGCGTGGGAGAGAACACCCTGACGGTCAAGGTCAGCGACGGGCGCGGCCCGAAGGTGGAAAAGACCTATACCGTCACCGTCACGAGAGGAGCGTAAGCAATGATCACGGCGGCAGATCTGGCGAAATACCTGCACGCGCCGGAGGACGAGGTGCGGCCCTATCTGGTCGCGGCCCGGTCCCGGCTGCGGCGCTCGGGCGTCCCGGAGTACCGGAACAACGCGGAGTATGATCTCTTTGTGCAGGCCCTGGCGGGCATGTACTACGACAACCGGGGCCTGGGCACACCGCTCGTGGACGAGCAGGCGGCGAAGCGCATGATCGACAGCTTTGTGCTGGGTCTGCGCCATGCCGGGGAGGATCCGGAAGAGCCGGAGCCGGAAGAGCCGGAGCCGGAAGAGCCGGAGCCGGAAGAGCCGGAGCCGGGAGAGCCCGCGCCGGAGGAGCCGGAGCCGGGAGAGCCCGCGCCGGAGGAGCCGCCGTCGGAGGAGCCGGAAGAGCCGGCACCGGAAGCTGACGGGGAGGCGACGCCATGAGCAAAAACGCGAACCCCGGGGAACTGCGCACCAAGGTGCGCTTCGTCCGGACCGTCAGAGGCCAGGACGCCGAGGGGTTTTATGTCGAAACCGAGGAGACCGTTGCCGAGGTGTGCGCCAAATGGGTGAACGCCCACGGGAACGAGGCCTTCTCCGAGGCGATGGCCACTCTGGCGGAGCCGGCGACGCTGACGGTCCGGTACAGGGCCGGGCTGGCCGCGGATCAGCTGGTTTACAGGGACGGCGATCCCCGGCCCTTCGAGATCATCTCCATCGACGACGTTGAAGACCGGCATTTCTGGATGGAAATCCATGTCAAAAGGCAGGTGTCGGCGCGATGATCAGAAGCACACCTACGCCGCCGCCGCGGCAGACCGTGGAGCGGCTGCTGCGGGGCGCCCTGGCCGGGATCGGCTGGGACATGGCGAACAGCGTGTACCGCGGCAGGGCCGACCGGTACATCGTGATCAACCACTCGGACAGCGGCGCGGCGCACGGGGACGACGATCCCGGCGTGAGCGTGGCCCGGGTGCAGGTGCACCTCTACGCGCCGCTGGCCTACAACATCCTGGCGGTGGAGCGGGCCGCGAAGCGGGCCGTACGCGCCCTGGGCGCGACCTGGCCGGACCGGGAGGACGCCTCCGACGGCGACATGCAGCACATCGTGCTGGAGTTTGAGCTGGCCGTGGAGGTGGAGACCGATGGCACGGATTGACATCGAAGGCTTTGACCGCGTCACACTCCCGCTGGAGAAGCTGGCGGCGATGCCGGACAGCGTGCGGGGCGAAATGCTCACAGCTGCCGGGCAGGTGATCGCCGAAGCGCACCGGCAGAAGCTGGAGCTGTACGTGGGAGAGTATGCCGTCAAGCCGACCCGGCGCGGCAGGCCGCGGGCCGCCGTGCGCACCGGCCGGCTGGCCGCGTCCATCAAGCCCGGCAGGCCGAATGTGAAGGAAGGATACATAGAGATCCGTCCCGGCGGCAGCCGCACGAGGGGCCGGACGACCACCCGGAACGAAGAGATCGGCTACATCCTGGAATACGGAAAACAGGGCGTTCCCGCCCGGCAGTGGATGCGGGACGCCAATGCGGAATGTGAGGAGAAGGCCGCCGGCGCGGCGGCCGGATCCTTTGGGAACTGGCTCGACGAGATCGGGCTGTAAGGAGGAAAAACAATGGCAAAATACGGCGCGCTTTATGCGCAGTTTGCGCCCTTCGTCGCGGAAGCCGCGGAGCCGGACAGCAGTCTGCCGCGCTACGGCACCAAGTTCGGCCTCGGGCCTCTGCAGAAGGTGACGGACAGCTTCAACAAGGAAGAGGTCCGGCAGGACGGCGACGACGAGCTCGTGGAATACCTGGAGGAGATGTCCGATTTCAACGTCGACGTGGAGTCGGCGCAGATGCCGCTGGAGTCGGAGCGGTCGCTGTACGGCCTGACCGGCAATTCCGGCACCGACCTGGAGTATTCCGACACCATCGCACCGCCCTGGGGCGGCTACGCCTTCGTGCGCAGTCTGATGATCTCCGGCACGCGCTACTGGCAGGGCATCTACTACCCGAAGGTCAAGGCGCAGGTGCAGGGCGAGGAGGACGCCACCAAGGGCAAGAGCATGAGCTTCACCGGCGACAAGGCCCGGTTCGTCGGCACCAAGGCCAAGAACGGTGTCTATAAGGTCAAGTCGGCCCTCAAGACGACCGTTGCCGACGCGAAGACCTGGTGCGACGGGAAGCTCGCGGCGTACACGCCGCCCGCGGAGACCGGCACTACCTGAGAGCACGAATACCGAAGCGGGGCGGCGGCCGGGACAAGCCGCCGCCTTTTCCGGAGGAGCACACAATGATCACACTGCACATCATGGGCAAGGAGCTGCACCTGTACCTCTCGGCGTCGGCCGGCTTCGAGCTGGACGAGCTGGAGGACGCCTGGAACGCCGGGCACGTTGAGAATGGGAAGACGATCTCGGACATTCTGAGCGCACCGGGCGCGGAGGGCGGCGAGGCCCTGGCGCTGACCGCCGGCATCTTGTCGCAGGCCGGGGCCGCGGCGCGGGAGTACCTGGGCCGGCCCAGGGGCGACGTCATGAGCGGCGAGGCCTTCACGCGGCTGCTGCCGCTGCTGACGCCCAAGGACCTGCTGGCCCTGCGGGGCGCGGTGACCGAGGCGCTGGCCGAGGGCTACCGGTACAGCGGCGAGGACGCCGCCGACCGGGAGATCGACCTGGGGCTGCTGGAGCTGGAGCGCAGGGAGCGGACCGAAGGAAAAAAAGACGGTCCCGGGCGCCGCTGCTGCGGCTGGCCGCGCTGGCGGGGGTCCCGGCGCGGGACGCCCTCGTCGCACTGACGCCCGGGGAGATCCTGGAAATGTTCCGTCTGGCATACCCTGAAAGGGGGTAACCTATGGCTGATAGGAAGATCAGCACTCGCTTCTTGATCGAGGGCGAGAACGAATACAAAAACGCCGTCAAGGGGATCAATAACGAGCTCAAGACGTTATCTTCGGAGATGGCAAGGACAAAGTCCGAATGCCAGAACCAGGCCAACAGCATGGAGGCCCTGTCGAAGACCGGGGACGTGCTGAAGGGCCAGTATGACGCGCAGGCCCGGAAGGTCGAGGAGATGCGCAGCGCCCTGCAGAACAGCAAGCAGGCCCAGGAGGAATGGGCCGAGAAGCTGGCGGCGTCGAAGGACCGGGTGGGCGAGCTGAACGACCGCCTGGAGGCGCTGAAGACCGCGGAGGGCGACACCGCCGAGGAGCAGGCCAAGCTCACGGCGGAGCTGGAGCGGGCCGAGCGGGCCCAGGACGCGGCCCAGCGGGCCTATGACCAGTGCGGCAGCAGCGTGGACTACTGGCAGAGGAGCCTCAACTACGCGGAGCGCGACCTGAACAACCTGAACGCGGAGATCCAGCGGAACGACGGTCTGCTGGCCGAGGCCAAGGCCTCCGCCGACGGCTGCGCTACGTCCATCGACCAGTACGGCAAGGCTATGGGCGAGGCCGGGGGCGCTACGAATGCCCTGGGGCAGATCGGCAGCGCCGTATTCGGTAACCTGGGCGGCCTGCTGGGCTCCGGCGGCCTGCTGGGCTTCGCCGTCAAGCTGATCGACACGGTCAAGGAGCTGGCGGTGGAGTACAACGCCAGCCAGAGCTCCATGGCCATCGCCACCGGCGCCACCGGCGACGAGCTGCAGGCCCTCAATGACGAGCTGACCGCCGTCATGGCCAACGCCAAGAGCGCCAGGGGCGACGTGGCCGGCGTCATGGGCGCCCTGTATACGCAGCTTGGACTCCGCGGCACCGAACTGGAGCAGTATACCGCCGACATCGAGGAGTTCTCCCGGGCGACCGGTACGGACATGGGCCAGGCGGTGAACACCGTCACCCAGATCCTGACGGCCTACGGCAAGAAGGCCTCGGACATCCCGGCGATCCTGGACAAGCTGACCGTGGCCCATCAGAACAGCCGCAGCGGCGCGCTGGCGCTGGGCCAGGGGCTGGTAGACGCCGGTTTCTACGCCGACACCTACGGCATGAGCCTGGACGACGTGCTCTCCATGATGGCGGCCTTCGACCTGGCCGGCGTGGACAGCAATCTGGTGCTGCGCGCCCTGCGCAAGAGCTATGACGACCTGTCGGAGGGCGGACAGACCTTCCAGCAGGTGCTCGCGGGGATGCGGGACGGCACGATCTCGGAAGCTGACGCCATCTCCATGTTCGGCCCGAAGGCCGACAAGATGGTCAAGTATATCCGGGACGGCACCGTGGACGTGGACAAGTTCGCCGGGAAGCTGAAGGACGCCGCCGGGGCGACGAGCACGGCGGCGAAGGAGGCCGAGACCTTCGGCCAAAAGATCAAGGGCTTTTGGAACAGCATCTGGAACGGCGGCGACATCGGCAGCCAGTACACCGGGTTCTACGAGACCGTGACCGGACAGAACGAGGAGATCGTCGAGTCTGTGGAGACGGTGGCCCGGAGCCTGGGAGACCTGGGCGCGGAGCTGCTGGGCATGATGGGCGACTTCGACGGCACGGCGGCCAGCATCGAGAACATGCTGCGCTGGCTCCAGGAGGGCGACGGTCAGGCGCTTTCGTCCCAGCAGGGGTATGAGACCCTGGTCGGGACGCTGGCCGAGCTGAAGGGCGGCTACGCGGCCCTGGAGGCCCAGCAGGCCCAGGCCGCCGCCGAGATCCACAAGACCGTGGAGCAGCTCACCGCCAATTTTAACGACTTGTCCAAGGTCACCGCCAAGGACGTGGGCGACATGATCGCCGCGTTGTCCTCGCAGGAGAAGTACATGCAGGACTACGCGAAGAACATGCAGGCCGCGGCGAAGAAGGGCGTGAACGACGGTCTGCTGAAGTCCCTGCAGGACGGCTCTGTGCAGAGCGCGGAGATCCTGGCCGGGCTGGCCGAGGCCACCGATGAGGAGATCGCCGCGCTGAACGAGCAGTGGGAGAAGACCGAGGAGGGCAAACAGACCTTCGAGGAGACCCTGCTCGGGATGCGGGAGGAGTTCGACCAGAAGGCCGCCGAGCTGGAGGCCCGGTATGAGGCCGCCGTGCAGAGCTTTAACCAGAGCTCCCTCGCCATGGCCAACGGCGCGGCGACCATCCAGGGCGCCATCGACGGGGCCAGGAGCAGGGAGGCCGACCTGGTGGCGGAGATGGGCCGCATCGGCCTGGCGGGCTACCGGGCCTATATGGCCGGCCTGAAGGGTGAAGGCTATTCGGAACCGGGCTCGACGCGCAGCGCCGCGGCCAATCCGGAGGCGCCGACCTTCGCGGAATCCGTGGGCCAGGGCGGCGGTCTGTATGAGATTACCGACCGGCTTGACGGGGTGATCGCCGCGATTGAAAACAAGCCTGTAGTCACTACCGAGCTGATCGGCGCGGATCTGGGCTACAGCGCCAATATCGACAGATTGGCAGGTGGTTAATATGCCGCAGAAAATGCGAAATCCCGGATATCAGCGCGCCGCGCAGGTGTGGGAGCACGACTGTGCCGTGCTGTTCAACGGGATCGACTTCGGGCCGAACCTGCTGTACCGCAAGCTGCGGTTCCTGCCGGGGAAGATCAAGCGCCAGCAGACCAACGTCGCCGGGATGCCCGGGCGGCTGGACGACAGCGACGCCGCAGGTTACTGTGTGCCGGATAACCTGACCGGCACGCTGGAGCTGTGGGTGACCAACGCCCGCGACTGGGGCATGCCGGGTATGACGCCGGAGGGCTACATGTCGCCGGAGGCGCGGTTCCTGAAGCAGATCAGCAATCAGTGCCGGCTGAATTTTCACAGCTCGAACGGGTTCTATCTGAACGCTTTTTGCGAGCTGACGAAATACGAGCGCTTTGATCTGGGGTTCAAGATCGCCATGAAGCTGGACTGTGAGCCCTACTGGTGGGAGGATCCGCAGTCGGCAATCGAGATCGATCTCGGCTCTGTTTCCCAGACCAACCTTTTTGATCACAGCACCGCGACGCTCAGCACGTCGCATCTGGGCGCACAAGAGTCCTGCACCTGGCTGGACACCAACCTGGGCGGTCTGTATGTGCTGCGGGCCAGCCCCGACAACTATGCCGAGGTGACGGTCAGCGGTCTGAACGCGGCGAAGCGGTACTCCGTCGGCTGTCAGAACACATTGGATCGCGGCATCTGGCAGCTATACGATCAGAACGGCAGGCGGGTCCTGTCCTGGCCTGTTACCGGGGTGACCTCGCTGACCTTCCGGCTGATCTCCAAATCGAGTTTTTACGATCCTGTCGGATTCCGCGACCTGTGCATCTACGAGGTCGACGCCGCTGCCTGCACCGGGGAGATCACGACGCTGGACGCGCCGCTTTATGAGCTCTCGTGCACGCTGGACGCGCCGGCGCGGATCATCATCGGCGGAGAGCAGTACAAGCTCCCCGTGGGCGAGGACGTGCCGGTCTACGGTCTGTCCATCCCGCCGCGGACTACGGTGCCGGTGCAGATCGTCTCGGACGTGGCCTGCTTCGGCTGGATCAAGTACCGGAGGGGGGCGCGGTCGTGTACGCTCTGAGATCTGACGGGACGCTGATCGCGCAGACCGGCGCGGGTAAGCAGGCTTTTGTGAGCGGATCGCTCCTTCACCGCGTGTGCTGCGCGGAGAAGGGGAGCTTTGTCCTCCGGCCATACAATCCGTACAAGGACGCCATCGGCCTGCGCCGGTCGGTGCTCACCATCGACCGGGACGGAGAGGTGATCTTCCGCGGCCAGGCGGTGGACAAGCAGGAGTATGGCGTCGGGTATGTGCAGTATACGATCCTGGGCGACCTGAGTTTTCTCCGGGACGGGCTGATCGGGCCCTTCTCGTTCACCGGCAGCGCCTACAGCCTGATCTCTTCGGTGCTGACGTCCTACAACGCGCAGGTGGCGGCCGCCCGGCAGATCGGGATCGGCCGCATCGCCAAAACCGGGCTCGGTGTC